AGGATTTAAAGATAAAAAACGTCGAAGGACCTGCAGGCGTTATGGGAAGAAATTCAGACAACAGATTGATCGAAGAAAAGCTAGGATGGAAACCTTCATTGTCTCTTCGGCAAGGCATAGAAAAAACGTATGCTTGGATTGAAGAGCAAGTAAAGAAAGCAAAATAACAACATGGAAACTATACCCCTCTTTAAAGTGTACATGTCAGATACTGCGCCGACTGCGGCCGCAGAAACTCTAAAATCTGGGTACATTGGGCAAGGTCCAAAGGTCGAAGAGTTTGAATCTTTATTGAAAAGTAGGTTACAAAAAGACTATGTCTTGACAATGAATGCCGCGACGTCAGCAGAACACATGGCGTTGCAAAATTACTAAAATCACCAGACAACGATTCTAAATGGTCGGGTCTACAAGATGGTGATGAAGTCTTGACGACAGCATTGACTTGTACTGCAACAAATTGGCCGATACCTGCAAACAACCTAAAGATAAAGTGGGTTGATGTTAATCCAACGACGTTAAATCTAGACCTAGACGATCTTCGTCGCAAAATCACTTCTAAGACAAAGGTGATCATGGTCGTCCACTGGGGCGGGTATCCTAACGATTTAGATGAGTTGAAGAAGATCCAGCGTGAGACAAAAGACATGTACGGTTTTGAACCTATGATCATAGAAGATTGTGCTCATGCTTTTGGTTCAACATACAAGAAAAACCCAATTGGATCACACGGAAACATTTGCACATTTAGCTTCCAAGCGATCAAGCATTTGACGACAGTCGATGGTGGATTACTGGTTTGTCCAAATCAAAAGTTGTATGACAGAGGAAAGCTGATTCGTTGGTACGGAATTGATAGAAACTCTAACAGAAAAGACTTTAGATGCGAAGCTGACATCAAGGAATGGGGATTCAAGTTCCATATGAATGATGTCTGCGCTGCGATTGGAATTGAAAACTTAAAAAAAGTTGATGACATCATAAGCAAACACAAAGAAAACGCAGCATTCTATGATCAGCAATTGTCCGGAACGAATGGCGTGACGTTGTTGGCAAGAGAACCAGGGTTCGAATCTTCTTTCTGGATCTACAGTATGTTGGTCGACAGAAAGTCAGATTTCATGAAGTACATGGCTGAAAAGAACGTCATGGTTTCTCAAGTTCATGCAAGGAACGATACTCACACCTGCGTTTCAGAATTTAGAACATCATTGCCAACCCTCGACAAAGTAGAACAACGATTGATATCAATACCTGTCGGGTGGTGGGTTACGAAGGAACAACGAGAATATATCGTCGATTGCATAAAGAAAGGATGGTGATATGAGCGTCACCATCAGAGAGTTGACTGCAGACGATTTGTCGTTTCTTGTAGAAGTAAGAAATGAATGTAAGAACTTTTTGCACAATGCTACTGAGTTTTCGCTAGAAGAATGTAAAGAATGGTTTCAAAAAACGTCTCCTAAATTCTATGTCATAGAGAATGAAGGCATCAGAATCGGATACTTTAGAACGTCCGAATGGCAGCAAGATTCGTGTTGGGTCGGTGGAGATTTGCACAAAGACTATCGTGGAAAAGGCTTGATGAAATCAGCTTACTTTAAGTTATTCCAACTTCTAAAAGACATGAACGTTAACACTGTGTTTTTGAGCGTATTAAGCTTTAATGAAGTTGCATTTAATCTTTACAAGAAAATAGGGTTTCAAACGATATCAATAACTGACGTTCACCAAGGCGGTACCAACAAGGCCACAAATAGCATACAGATGGTGAAAGAATTATGAAACTAGTCTGCAACGCAGCAGGAGGAGTCGGTAATAGAATAAAGACTCTGCTAACTTGTCTAACAATAGCAAAACCGGAAGATGTTTTATTGATGTGGCCTGCAACTACATCATATCAGGCAGATGGCGGTGCATGGTGCGAGTTTTCAGATTTGTGGGAAAACAAGTTTGAGATAATCGATAAAGTTCCTGCGGAAGAACATCGATACTACGGAAGAGACGCAAGACTAAAACATTATAATAACGGAAACTTCATAAGCCTTGAAGAGGCTTATTTGAAACCTAGCATCAAAACATCAATCTACTTTCTAGAGATGAAAGGATTGGTGGATAGCCTAGTTCCAGTAGAGTACGTTAGGAACAAAATAGCAGAATATAGGTCACAGATACCTGCTAATGCATGCACATTAAGTCTAAGAACCTACATGTCATTTCCTCTTGAGTATCATCAAAGAGGAAAGAGATTCAAGATTGAAAAAGTCTTTGACGTTATAGAGAACAAGATAAAGAGCGAAAAAATATTCTTGACGGCTGATCATGAAGGTACAGTAAAAGAGTTGAAAGACAAATATGGAGACAGGATTCTTTGTGACTCCAAAGAGAACAGAGTTTGGAGATTACACATGTAAAGAAGGCCTTCAAGACGCTCTTATCGATCTGTATTTAGGAGGAATGATGAAACAGCTATACATCACTTCCAAATGCACATTTAGTGAAATGCAATGGTGGTTTGGTGGTACCTCCGCTGAAACAGTAGAAATAAGTGTACATCATCCATCTTTGAGAGAAATATCTAGCGAAAAGCCACCACATGACGTCCAGCCAAAAAAAGCTTTACCTCTTCCAGGGGTCACATTTAGCTCATCTGGAATCACAGACGGTAACATAAACAAGGTGTGAAATGAGAGTCGGTCTTGTCATCACAAATCACAGTTCAAATAAAATCAGGCCTTATGGCAGAGATTTATTGTTGAATGCTTATCTTAGTTTTAAAGAGCATTGTAGATTCGACAACATCATCATCATCGTAGACAATCAATCCGACGAACGTCTGACGAACAACGATTTGCCTCTTAAACACCCAACGACTAGCTACCATTATGTTGAAGATCAATGGAAGAAAGGCCTGACAGGCGCTTGGAATTTAGGAATAAAACAGGCTTATGATTTAGGTTGCGACATTATTCTGAATTCTAATGATGATCTTGTGTTCAATCAATCGATCAACGGTTTCATAGAAAAAATTTGTAGCAATGATGACACAAACAACGTGATATATGGACCGCTGACCAATGGAGTCAATGGACCATTTGAAAAAATTCAAGGTTGTACTAGGGTAGATCCTACAAGATCAAGAGAAATTATTGGTGACGGATGGGAAGGTTTCATCAGCGGATTCTTCTTTGGCTTTACAAAGGAGTTTTACGAAAAGTTTAGATATCCTGATGGAGATCTGTTCGCTGAGTTTGACAAGTTCGATAAGGCATACATTCACAAATATGCTGGTGATTGCGGAAAGTGGGGCGGTCAAGAAATGGAGATTTTACGCTTCAAGGAAAACGGTGGTAAAGTCTATGTCGTCGGTGAATGCTGGATCGATCACATTAAGAAACGAGACTGGAACAAGGCTCGTCAACTTGCTGGTGAGTACGGTTGGCATTTAAAAGAAAACTTCTGATGAAAAATATGAGTCAAACAGTGTTGATAACCGGTGCTGCAGGATTGATCGGATCAGAAGTATCCCGATATTTTCTAGGATTAGGATGCACTGTCGTCGGTATTGACAACAACATGAGAAAAGAATTTTTTGGCCCAGGGGGTGATACATCTTCTGTTGCCATTGAGTTATCAAAAAATGTTGATTACGTCCACAAAGATTGTGATGTTAGAGACTTTGATAGAGTATCTGAGATATTTGAAGAGCACAAACCTGCATACATCATTCATGCCGCAGCCCAGCCGTCACACGATCTCGCAGCCAAGATTCCTCATAAAGATTTCCACACTAATGCGACAGGAACGTTGAACGTTCTTGAAGCAGCGAGAAAATCTTGCCCTACGTCTCCGTTCGTTCATGTAAGTACAAATAAAGTTTACGGCGACACTCCAAATCGCTTAGCTCTTGTAGAAAAAGAGTCAAGATACGACTACGCTTCTTCTGAATATGAAGACGGCATAGACGAATCCATGTCTATTGATCAGACGACGCATTCACTGTTTGGTGTGTCTAAGACTGCAGGGGATCTTCTTGCACAAGAATATGCAAGATATTTTGACATGCCAATCGGCATATTCCGCGGTGGATGTTTGACAGGTCCTCAGCATGCAGGAGTTGAACTCCACGGTTTTTTAAACTACATCATAAAGTGCGCAGTTCAAGGCAAACACTATACGATCAACGGATATAAAGGAAAACAAGTAAGAGATCAAATTCACTCTTATGATGTGTGCACTGCATTTCATGAGTTCCTAAAGGCTCCTAGACCAGGTGAAGTGTACAACATCGGAGGGTGTCGTCAGAACAGTGCATCAATACTTGAGGTGATCCAAGAGTTGAATGAAATGGGTTTCGTTTTAAACCACTCTTTGTCAGATGTTGCAAGGATCGGTGATCACATTTGCTACATTTCAAACATGAATAAATTCAAGTCTCATTATCCAGATTGGAAAATGACGAAAGACTTAAAAACAATTCTAAATGAAATTGTAGAATCATCAAGATGAAAAAAGTAACTTTTGGAATCGTGAATTGCAACAGGCTCTTTTATCTCAAGAGTTGTTTCGAATCTCTCGTTGACACAACTCGAGATTATGACAATAAGGAGTTGTTCGTTATTGACAATGCTTCTGTCGAACCTGGTACGACCGAATATCTTAACGAATTAGAAATCCGTGGTGTCAATGTCATAAGAAAATCAGAAAGAAATCCATCCAATGAGTTTGCAATTGGATTAAACACTATTATTTCTAAAGCAACTGGTGATTATGTATGCATGTTACAAGGTGACATGCAGTTTGTTCTTGACGGGTGGTTGAATGACGTCATACAGTTCTATGATAAGAACGTAGACATTGTTGGAAGCTTCATGTTAGACGCACAACGAGCAATGACCCACGATTCTCATAGAATCTTTAGATTTCCAGACGATCGTGTACCTACTTTCTCAAGAAATACATTCTTTGCTGATGCAACTAGAGACCCAGTGTCACCTGCAGCAGACACATTGTACAGTAGGCAAGTCATAGAACAAATCGCTCCATGGTATGAAAGGAATCTTAACCATGAAGGTGGAATGGACTCCGAAAACGAAATGAGATCCAAGGTCAATCAGATGATATCCAGCGGAAAGATACCGAAATATATCACGGCATTGAGTTCAGTTCCACAGTCAATTGCAATTTACACAGATCCCCCAGAGGGACCCAAGGTCGTGTAAGAGGAAATCGTAGATACGGATCGTATTGGCCGGCAAAAGATGATACTGGATGGAAGTACTACGAGTACATCAATGTTTTTGACTATGATTTGTCAAAACCAAATTCAATCGAGGTCGTCGCAAAACCTATAGGATTTGATAGAATGATCGATTCCAACGGCAATTGGCTAAAGAACCCAATTAGACCAGAGACAGCTACGACAGATGATTGGGTCGAATTGTGAACTGAACATATGAACAGTTTCTGTTAAAATCTAAGACTATGAAAAAGAAATCAATAGCAGTTATTGGGCAAGGATTCGTCGGAGGATCGTTAACGACTGTTTTTTCAGAGCGTGGATTCGACGTCTATGCTTATGACAAGGCAGGAAAGTATGCGAAAGGATCGCTACCTAGCCATGGAGATCCAGTTGCTGGATACCCCGGATCCATCGCAGAATTAATTCATGATAATGAGGAAGGTGGAACACCTGGATTTTCTAAGGTTTATTTTGTATGCCTTCCTACACCAATGTATGATGATGGATCTGCAGACTTATCCATCGTCGATGGCGCATTGACAGAACTTTCATTAGTTCCAGGAGAGAGAATTGCTGTCGTTAAATCAACAGTTCCGCCTGGGTCTGTCGAGATGTGGAACAAGAAGTTTGCTGAGACAGGATTACGTGTCATCTTCAATCCTGAGTTCTTAACGGAGGCAAACGCTGTCGATGACATGCGAAATCAAAATAGAATCATTCTTGGTGGACCTCGACCATGGATCAATAAGGCGAAGCAAGTTTTTGAAGCTGCATTTCCAAACGTGCCAATCATCAAGACATCAAGCACAACTGCTGAAATGGTGAAGTATGTGACCAACATCCACCTTGCCGTGAAGGTTGCACTAGCAAATGAGTTCTATCAAATCTGCCAAGCCTTAGATTCCAAAGGGGCAAACATTGATTATGATAAAGTCATAGAATATGCTACACTCGACAAGCGGTTGGGCAGCTCGCATTGGAAGGTCCCTGGACCAATGCCTGCAGATGACACAGGTGAACCTGCTTTTGGTTTTGGAGGAAGCTGTTTCGTTAAGGATATTAATGCATTAATTAGCATCGCAAAAACTCTTGGAATTGATCCGAAGGTAATGAATGGTGCATGGCACAAGAACATGGAAGTCAGACCACAGTCAGACCACAACGAGATTGGGAAAAACTTGTTGGTCGAGCAATTTCTAAGAAACCTAACAGTTGAACTAAAAATGAAGCGGACGTTATTATTAAGTGATGCAACAAATAACGTCCGCTTTTCAGGTCTTACCGACTGGTAAGCCTCATGTCTCATTTTCAGAAGTTAAACTCTGGAAAGAGTGTTCTTATAGACATAACTTAGTTCATATTAAAAAAGTAGATCTATCCAAGCCATCTCCAGTGTTAGACTTTGGTACTGCTGTTCACGCTTCATGTGAGCATTACATCTTAACTCTCGTGAGATGAAGCATGAAATTGCTTTTGAGCACATGGATAAAGCTTGGACAAAGCATGAAGGAAATCCAGACTTTAGTCCATCATCATTAGAAAAATCTAAAAAAGAAGTAGAAACAATTTTAGCTGAAGTTCCTAAATTCCTAGATGATACATTCCCAGAATGGGAAGTCGTCGACGCAGAACATCAGTTATATGAAGCAGTCGAAAACCACCCTCATGCTTTCAAGGGTTTTATCGATGGAGTCATCAAGGCAAAAGGAAAGCGTGGAGAGACGATCTACTGGATTCTTGATTGGAAAACAACCGCGAGAGGATGGTTCCGCGAGAAACGTAGCGACGATATGGTGAAGGCCCAGTTAGCTCTCTATAAGAACTATTGGTGTCAAAAGAATCCTCATGTAGATATGAAGAATGTCCGCTGCGGATTCGTCCTTCTTAAGAAGGCAGCAAAGCCAGGAGAGCACTGCGAGTTGTTTTCTGTTTCTCTCGGCGAAGTCCCGATCAAACGATCGTTGAAAGTCGTTAGCAATATGATCACTTCCGTGAAAAGAGGGATCGCGCTAAAAAATAGGGATGCTTGCACTTGGTGCGAATATAAAGGCACCGAGCATTGCACTTGATGTTTTTTTATTACAATTTCTTGAAAGTGAGTAATATAACGTTGTGGCGAATAATAAAAAGACTGTCTTACTTTTATCCGATCATCCTTTAAGTTCTAGCGGAGTCGGCACACAGGCTAGATGGTTGATCAACGGTTTGATCAACACTGGAAAGTGGAAATTTAAATGTTTCGGAGGCGCGATAAAACATGAAGATTATCGCACGATCGTTGTTAACGAAGATTTTATCATCAAACCGACTGATGGGTTTGGAGATAGAAACATGCTTCGACAAGTTCTAGCTTCAGAAAAACCAGACGTTTTGTTGTTATTCACCGATCCAAGATTTTTTATTTGGGTCTGGGAAATGGAAGACGAAATTCATCAAGTATGTCCTATTGCATATAATCATCTTTGGGACAACTATCCATGGCCAGACTTTAACAGAGTATTGTACGAGTCAACTGATTTAGTAAACTGCATCAATTGGCCGACATACCAAATGGTAAAGGAACGTTTTCCTGAAAAGACGAACTACATTCCGCATGCAGTACCTCAAGAAGTTTATCATCCGTTGCCTGAAGAACAGCAAATCAAACATAAGATTGCTCTACTTGGAACTCAACGACAAGATCATTTCACTGCTCTATTTGTTTCAAGGAATGCTAGACGAAAGATGCCTAGCGATATTTTGGTGTCTTGGAAACAGTTCATTGATGAGCTAAAGTCAAAACACGGTCACACAAAAGCAACCCTAATAATGCATACGGAGCCTCTTGATCCTGAAGGCCCAAATCTGCATCATGTTGTTGAGATGCTGAACATCAAGGAACATGTGTTCTTCTCTAAGAACAGAGTAGAATTTCAAGACATGAACAAACTATATAATGCAGTTGATACGGTCGTTAACAGATCTTGTAATGAAGGATTTGGATTATCAACTCTTGAAGCTATGATGTGTGCAAAACCGATCATAGCTATTAAAACAGGCGGCTTGTCTAGGCAAGTTGAAGATCTTGAGACAGGCGAACAGTTTGGAATAGGATTAGATCCAGATGCAAAATCTCTCGTAGAGGTAACCAGCTAGTTCCGTACATTTATGAAGATTACGTCACACACGAATCATTAGCAAATGCATTCTTACAAATGTATGAATGGGGACCAGAAAAGAGAAAGCAAGTCGGCCTCCGCGCATTAGAACACAGCAAAAAAGACTACAGCATGGAAGGGCTCATCTCAAAGTGGGATGAAATGCTAACTAAACTGTTAAATGATTGGAAAACTTCATATCGTCCTTGGGAAGTAAAGAAAGTATAATAGAGAGAAGACAAAATGAAAACCGTCATCTTCAGAGGACCAACTTTAACTCAATCAGGATATGGAGTTCATAGTCGTTTTAAGTTGCACAATGGTTGTTGTCAAGACAAGACATCAACGTCAAGTTTGTCTTGACGCCGTGGGGCGATACACCTTGGATCCTAGACAGATCTAGATGCGATGGTCTTATCGGAAAAATAATGGAAAAAACAGTATCACCAGATCACAAAGGTGATGTGTCGATTCAGGTTCAACTTCCTAATGAATGGGATCCTAAACTGTGTCCGATCAATATCGGAGTGAGCGCCGCAGTAGAAACAGACGCAGCAAATCCACAATGGGTTGAAGCATGTAACAAAATGTCATGCGTCGTCTTTCCATCAACACATGCATTAAAAAGCATTACCAATTCAGGAAACTTATTGGTTACTTCTCATGTAATACCCGAGTCTTTCTCAGACACAATCACAAAACCGCAAAATCCGATTGATCTATCATTGGTCGAAACGTCGTTTAATTTCTTGCTGTTTGGGCAAACGACTGGAAATAATCCTTATAACGATCGAAAGAACTTGTTGTTCACAATCAAATGGTTATGTGAGGCTTTTTTAAAAGATGAAGACGTTGGAATTATCATAAAAACCAATGCCGGGAGAAACACCAAGATCGACAGAAACATCGTCTTTAAAAACTTAGAAGCGTTGTCTAAAGAGGTTAGAAAATCAGCAAATCCTAAGTTATACCTTCTTCATGGAGACATGAGCGATGAAGACGTTGCAGCACTGTATAGAGATCCCAAGGTCAAGGCTCTTGTGTCGTTGACAAGAGGGGAAGGTTATGGCTTACCGATTCTAGAAGCAGCTGCATCTGAATTGCCTGTAATTGCAACGAACTGGTCAGGACATCTTGATTTCATGAAGCATACCAGGTTTGTTGGCGTAGACTATTCTCTAGCCCCTGTACATCCCAGCAGAATCGATGACAAGATTTTTATGAGAAACGCCAAATGGGCAGAGGCAAACGAATCTGACTTTAAGAAAAAAGTTGTAAAGTTCAGAAACGGTTCATCGACTCCTAAGGAATGGGCGGTTGAAGGAGCGAAGAAGATCACTGAGATGTATTCGCATGAATCTATCTCAAAGATTTATGAAGAAAAATTATCAGAATATTTGAAATGATAATAACCGTATGTTTTACGCAATTTTAATCTTGACCAACTTCGTGACGCTAATAGGCCTTCTTGCATCAGTTCGAAGGTCTTTAGAATTGGTCGAAAAGATGGATGATGTGAGTAATCAAATAGAAGAGTCTTTGGACATGATCAACGACGCATATGTTAGCGTCTCAAGGCACCTTGAATCCCCAGTTCTATTTTTGATGACCCTGTCGTCATCGCAATGATCAACGATGTAAAGTATGCTAGAGATGCCATGTTATTGATCGCCAACAAGGCAGTAGAGCCATTTCCAGATGAGGCGGATTCAGATGAGGAAAATGAAACGTGATAGAACAAAAAATAAAGAAAACAAGACGCCGCCGACAGAAGGGGACTGAACCTACGTCTACAACACCAAATCCTAGGTTTTACTTTACTAGCGAAACTCAAGATGCAATTGTAGAATTTCAAAAATCGACTGATAGGCGAGTGAGAGAAAGCCTGTATGTTGTAAAGATAATGCCGGCATTTGAAAAACTAGTAGAAAACCTCATCAACATTCATAAATTTAGTGTGGGCTGCACGACACGTATGAAGATCTAAAAAATGATTGCGTTAACTTTCTCTTTGAGACGATACACAAGTTCAATCCAGCGATGGGAACGAATGCATTCTCTTATTTTAACGTCGTTGCAAAGAACTGGTTGATCATAAAGACAAAACAAAAAGCGCAACGTGGACGCAGGGATGTAAGCATAGATGACCCAAAAGGCTTAAGCACTAATGAACTGCAGATTGTTGAAGAGAGAGGAACGATACCTTCACAAGACTTTTTTTTGGAAAATTCAGAGAACATTGCAAACATACTGAAGCTCATGTATGAAATTAGAGCAAGAGTCAAAGTAGAAAATGAATTGTTATGCATAAATTCTGTCATAACGATCTTTGAAAACATTAATGATATTGACATTCTCAACAAGAGCGCAATCCTTCTATACATTAGAGAATTATCAGGCCTTAGTCCAAAACAGCTTACGACCTCAATGCAGGCCGTCAAAAAACATTACAATAAACTTAAATTGGAACAAAAGTTTGATATATTCGAATAATTCATATGTTAAACAATGATGAAGGAAACCGTATGTCAAACGAAGCCGAGACGGAGGACATGATCGAGATAGTTGGTGTTTCTGATAGGAGCATCAAAGATAGAATCAAGGATTTCAGCGGACTCTTGAATCAAATAGAGTCCATGAACGACAAGAAGAAGCAGCTATGGAGAGAGATCTATGAAAATGCTATATGCGATCGCCAGAATGCTTACATTATGTTCACTAAGCTTGTTATGATCGTTCAGGACAAGAGCACCGAACATGCAGTCCACGGTCGAACTATCGCTTCATATATCGAAAAGATGAGCAAAGCAAACGATCAGCTCATCAAACTAGCTGAACTTGTTGCAAAGGCAGAAGAAGCATCTGGGTCTATAGATCCTGACGACATGTTTGAGAAAAGATAAGGAATAACTAAGATGAGTAATACGGGGTTTGATATACGTCACGTAAGCGAAGGCGTACACAGAACGGTAGGCTCCCTTAGGACACAGCTTAGTCAGCATAAAGTTAACTTACCACCCATTCTACAACAATGGGTCGTTTTAGAGACAGTATTCGACCCATTTGCATTTACTGAAAAAAAGCTAAAAGAATTAGAAGACAAATATGGTTTGATTAGAAATAGACTTTTATCTCTTGATGGAAGGATGCTTCCAAGAAATACGATTGTTGCTCATCCTCTAAACAACAGTTTTAATCCAGTACAAAATCCCATGTTTTTGTACCCTTTGCTTCCTTCATCTATAGCATTGCCTTGTCGCCCTGGTGAGCACGTTTGGGTCGTGTTTGAAATATTACAGCCTGAAAATCAATCTAGAGATGTTCTATCAGAACGTGCGTATTGGTTATGTTCTGTGGTTCAAGAAGGGCATGTAGAAGACGTTAATCACAGTCACACACCTCGATCTGATGAGGCAGAGTTTTTAAAATCTAACAGTGATATAAAAAATGGAGGAGTTGCTTCAGGCGGAAGATCTGCTGCTTCGGCAAGTAAAGGATATAAACCTCGCTATCATTTTAAAAATGGCGTATACAACAGCCAAGAAACACCTGACTTAAAATCTGTCTACTTCATAGCAAACGAAAAAGCCCCTACAGGAAATGAGTATGAAGATATCTTGAGAGGTTCTGAGGGATCGAAAGCTTGCGTCTATGAATCAGTCCCTCGTTTTAAAAAGCGTCCAGGCGATGTTGCTCTTGAAGGAAGCAATAACACGTTAATCGTGTTAGGTAGAGATAGAGTTGGACCTGTTGTAGACAACGCTTCAAACGTTAAAAATGCCGGATCAATTGACATAGTCACCGGTCGAGGACAAGTTACGACTACGGGTGGAGTCGTTGTTGTCAACGATTTAGGAAATGAAAAATTAGGAAATGAAGAACTCGCAAAAGAAGGATCGAAGCTTGAGCAAAATGAAGGAGACCCAAGCTTTAAAAGAGATAAGAGCAGAATTTATGTTTCTCAAAAGACAAAAGTAGATGAAAACTTTGGGTTAAAAACGAACAACGGCGCATTGAAGAAAGACCCTATCAATGACTCTGCAGAAGGTGACGCGGGTATCATCATTAAGTCTGACAAAGTAAGAATCATCGCAAGGGCAGACCTGCAGATCATCGTTACGAACAACACCGCTGAAGGAGATGATGACACAAAGAAATTTGCATCAATAACAGTAAAGTCTAATGGTGACATAGTGTTTAAACCTTCAGATCAAGGATACATCAGATTAGGCGGCGATGATGCCGACAGAGGGATAGTTTGCACAGCATTTCCAGTTGTAACAAAAAATGGAGGAGTAGAAGGCCCTCACTTGTTGACTTCGATGGGAGGAGTTTTTGGTGGAGCTGCAAACGCTACTCCTGAATGTAATCAACCTCTACCAGCTCCAGGACCCACTGGCGGTACGTTTTTCAAACAAGGTGCTCATTAAATGAGGAGATAGACTCATGGGAGTGATGGCGCATGTCGGAATCCTTGGAAGCGATAAAAAGCTGACGGACACTGCAAAAAAGAAATTCATTCAAGAAGTAAAAGACGTCCTTAGATACGGCACCGAAGGACTACCTCCCGACAAAAAACCTTCGTTTCCGTGCGGGGGATCGTTACCTCCTGCAGGTGAAGCGATAACAAAAGCTCTTGAAGACTTAGAAGATGAAAAAAAGTTTGCTGATTTTCATAAAAACATATTAGGAATGTATGAAAACATAGCAAATTCTCTAGATGCAGAAGGAAACTTCAACCTATTACCTGCTATAGCAGATCCGGTTGCTGTAGCGGGAAAACTAGGAGCGAACATAGAACCACCAGATTTTCCAGCAGGATTTACACCTTACTTTACTGGAAACCTGGTGACCAAACTATCAGAAGACTTGGTAAAAGCAGGCAAAGTTGAATTTACATTGCCTCCAAAGCTAGCATCAAAGCTTCCTAATTTGATCGGTGTCCCAAAACCTCCTTCCTTTCAAGTTCCTCCTAAGATGATCATACCTCCTTCTGTTGGCATAGTCTCACCAAAATTAGATGTGTCTCCTTGCATGGCAAAAGTCCCGCCAGTCACGCCTCAAAAAAACCATCAACGCTTCTGTAGCTACGGGAACTCCAAAACTGGTAGCTCAAGTCATAGGAAAAATACCCAGCATAGTTGCAAAGCTTCCAAACATAAACGATGCAGTTGGTGAGATTTGTGGATTAGTAAGAGATTCAGGACTGTTTGGTCAAATTGAACCGACGTCTGTGACTCAACAAGCGGCATCCATAGTACTGTCTAGAAAAACGTCAGAATGCATAATGTTAAATGCTCTAGCAAATACAATAGGTTCCGCTCCGGGATCTGCAACGACAGGAGTCACAAAAAACACGACAAAACCAGAAGGATACTCGCACGTGCAGGCAGTTCCTGCGGATAAGGCACCTCCTCATCCAAAATTGCCTGAAACAGAAAAAGAAATCTTAGAATACTACCCAGCAAAAAACACAGGTATTGCTCTTCTTGAAGGTCTAAGCGATGAACCAGCAATTAGAAGCGCGCAAATACTATCTTTGGTTGCGCAAGGTAAAGCAGCGATGCCTAGAGCAACAATAGAGACTACAATAGGAAACAGCATAGTTGCAAGAATACAAGTTTCTTCTAGAGTCATGACGATTGAAGGTGTACGAGTTAGCGTCAATCAAAAAGATCTACAACATATTGCAGACTATTACGGCGGTCACATAATGACTCGCAGGTTAACTGAGATTATCAACTCGCAAGCAGACGTTTGGATAGAACCTCAGCCTCAAGAAGAATATCCTAAAGATCTTACCATGGGAAGATTAATTAGAATGTTCGATTATGACAAGGTTGTTAATCATGCTCTAACATTAGGAAAAGGCGAAATATTTGACAATACGGGTGGAGGAAAAAGATTCGTCGGTAGAGCATTTGGAAATGCCACAGAGCCTAAAACTGGAAACTTATACGCAAACGAAGGAAAAGATTGGATACTAGATACTAGCTTGTTTTTGCAAGGAAAAAATCCAAAAACAGGATATAATTGGAAGAACACATCCACAAATCATGGATGGTATAGAAATAAAAACCCATTACCTTCGCTCGGAATAATAGGCGATCCCATCCAGTTTGTGGGTCATCAACACGATATGTTTCATACCGATTACTCACAATTAGCAAGAATCGTCTTTGCAGTTATTGAAATAAGCAAAGATGGAGGAGTAACATTCGGGGACAGGAATTATACTCTAACATTCTTAAGAACTCTGAACTAAGAGGCCTCGTGACAGATGAAAAGGGATTTATCGGAGACAGACACCCGGGAGTTCCAATCGTGATGAAGAACGTTCTAGACAAGGACGCATACTCTTTCGTGTAAAAAGATCATCATTTTGGTCGCTGTAACGTACTCTTACGATATTTAACGTTGTCATACATGGGTACGTATAACTTCAAGAGTTCAGGCAAAAATGCCCAACAGCTAAACATCGAAGCGTTGACCCGGTCAGCTCTACCAGTCGGGATTCGTACTCCTTTAAGATTGGACGATAAGAATCTTTTCGCAATGCACTTCAACATTGCAGACCAAGTTCATGATAATTTACGAAACTTGTTGCTGACTAATTGGGGTGAGCGAGTAGGATTGTATGACTTTGGTGCAAACCTGCAAGAATTGACGACTGAGTTATCTAACATCGATGCATTCGATGAAGAGGCAATCAACAGGATTAGAAGCGCAGTCAACAAGTGGATGCCGTTTGTCGGATTGAACGATTTCGTTTCTGAGATTGATAATGAAAGAAACACCAGCACAGGAATAGTCAAGATCACGATAACGTACAGCATCGCTCAGCTAGGCATAGAAAATAAAGCGTTACAGATAAAGCTATATGTAATATGATAATGGTGACCAAATGGCAACAGAATTAAAACAGTTTAGGACTAGATCATATCTGGCTAGGGATTTTGATGCCTTTCGGGCACAGTTATTGCAGTACGCTACCTTGTATTATCCGGACAGGATACAAGATTTTTCTGAAACATCTCTTGGAGGAGTATTCTTAGATCTTGCAGCGTATGCCGGCGATGTCATGTCGTTCTATTTGGATCATCAATACTCTGAGCTTGATCCAACAACGGCAGTAGAAACATCTAATATAGAAAAACTTATACGATCATCTGGCGTTCAAATAGTCGGTGCTTCTCCAGCTCTCGCAGATGTCACCATCTACATAGAGGTACCTGCTGTCACAATTAGTAACACGATAGTTCCATCCCCTAGCGCATTGCCTATCGTCAAGTCTAATTCTATTTTTTTGGCAACGAATGGAGTAAAGTTCAACCTGCTGAGTGACGTAGACTTCTCAAAAAAGAAATCAGATGGAACGTACGCTGCAAACATACAGATCGGCATCTTGAACCAAGACGGTTCACCAGCAACGTTCATAATGTCGCTTGTTGGAACTTGCGTTTCAGGAACTGAAACAACAGAGACTTTTACTTTCGGTCAATTCACGCCGCGTTTAAGACATTTACATTAACGCAGCCCAACGTCACAGACATTCTATCTGTCATTGACGATCAAGGTAACACTTATTACCAAGTAAGCTCTATGACTGATGATGTTGTGTACAGGAACGTGCTGAACCTAGCTAGAGACTCTGAAGAAATATCTGAAGCGTTGAAGGTCGTCCCGGCTCCTTATAGGTTTGTGACCGTCAATGATCTTGCGACTAGATCAACGACTCTTATTTTCGGAGCAGGAAACGATGCTAATATTGAAAATGACGCTGTTCCTGATCCTTCAGACTTTGCAGTGTCGCTTCCTTATTCAAAGACATTTTCAAGAACGTCGATCAACCCATTGCAACTATTGAATACGAGAACTTTAGGAATATATGCCGCAAATTCTCAGGTCACTGTAACGTACCGATACGGTGGCGGATTAAACCACAATGCATCCCCAGAGACAATAAATTCAATAAACCAGTTATCGATAGAGTTTCCTCTAAATCCTACATTCGACGTGATAACATTCGTAAGAAGTAAGCTATCCGTCTCCAATCAAAAGCAAGCGTCTGGTGGAGAAGATGCTCCTTCCGTCCCCATCAATTGAAGGCCTTGATACCTTCTGCACGAAATGCACAAGAGAGAATAGTGACAAGAGAAGACCTCCTAGCAAGAGTCTATTCCATACCGTCAAACTTTGGTAGGGTGTTTAGGGCTGCGGTCAGATCAAACCCGACGAATCCATTGTCGACTCAATTGTTCATCGTTTCAAGAACTCCTAACTCTACGTTGATCAACTCTGCAGACACGCTGAAAGAAAACCTAAAGAAGTACCTAGCTCCGTATCGTCTAATCAGCGATGCGATAGACATACTAGATGCCCCTCGTGTTGCAAAATGCATTGAGCGCACTCAATACCCAATTAGATGTAACGAATTTTTCAATCGATCAACCTATCGTTATATCTGACATACAGAACACTATCTACACGACTCAAGGCGTTCTATCTGTGACCAATCTTGAGTTTAGAAACTACTCAGGCATAGTCAACAATCGACAATACAGCGACGTAACTTTTGACGTTAAGAGCAACATCCGAAAAGGCATATTGTACCCACCTCCTGGAGGGATATTTGAGTTTAAATTTCCTGATAGCGACATAATTGGAAGGACATCGATGTAAAATGTACAGAGTTCTAAAGGCAGACAAGGACACATACATCACGAATCGATTCATTAGAATCGCTGGTTCAGGGTCTTTCCGCACAGGTTCCAACGTCGGATCAGCTGGATCGTTGGATCTGTTTAAACTGTACGGTGCATCAACTGATCAAGTCACTGATGAAGCAAATATAGAGCTATCGAGGTTGCTGATTCATTTCAATCTTCAACCCTTGAAGGATCTGATCTCTAAAGGTAAGTTAAACACCAATAAGACCAATTTTAATTGCTCTTTAAAAATGTTTGACGTATACGGAGGACAAACTACCCCTTCTAATTTTGATGTTTCATTGTTTCCTCTATCAAGATCATTTGATGAAGGATCCGGTAGAGACGTAGTCTACTATTCTGACTTTGATTCAGCAAATTTTATGACGTCTTCTTTTGGAAGCGGATCTTGGATACTATCAGGTTGCGGCCGCGGCGGCGGCGCGGAAGAGACGTGCGATTTTATAACTTCTTCTGCCGTTCTAGGAGGAACAAACCTCGAAAAAACCCAACATTTTTCAACTGGTGAAGAAGATCTAACTATAGACGTGACAAAAATTGTGTCTGCAACATTGGCAGGTGTGCTACCAGACAGTGGATTCAGATTATCCCTATCTTCAACACAAGAAAATGATCAATATTCTTACTTCGTCAAAAGATTTGCTTCAAGGTCGGCATACAATGAAGCGAAACACCCACGGCTTGTCGTCAAATATGATGACACGATACAGGATGACTCGCAGATACTGCGTTTTGGTTCAAGATCTAGCATATTTTTGAGAAACTATGAGTTTGGTGAACCTGCAAACATAACAAGCGGTTCATCTGCAACTCAAATAACTGGATCTAACAGCATCATTCTTAGGATGAGAACAGTTCGATCTGACGGATCAGGATCTTATGACTTATACTTCACACGGGAAGTCAACATTCTGATGGATTGAACTTCTCAACTGGCGTGTACTCTGCTTCATTCACGGTGCCAGACACAGATTCCGTCCTAAAGGAAGAGTTGATCAAGTCAGGATCAGTCATATTCACACCGATTTGGACATCGTTGGACAACTCTGTAGCATACTTCACTGGAAGCTCTTTGACGGTTCATGCTGCAGAGAGAGCAAATAAGGTCATAGACTTCAAGAACTACGTTGTGACGACTTCTGGGCTGCAGACGTTACACAGGATTGACGAAAGCGTCCTTGTAAGAGTAAATGTATTCGATTATTCATCTCCGAACATCAAGCTTGTGAAACGTCCCATAGAACTATCAGGAATAGTCGTAAGAAAAGCATACTATCAGGTTAGGGATATCGAAACAAATGAGATAGTCATACCGTTTGACGAAACTTACTGTTCAAGTAAGCTAAGTAGCGATTATGACGGAATGTACTTCACCCTCGACACGACAAACCTGACTAAGGAAAGAAGCTATGCCATAGATGTTATGGTCAACGTCGGTGGGACTCAAAAAATATTCAAATCCGTGTCAAATGCATTTAAGATAAGCGACACTCAACCAGTGTGATACTTCATGGCAAACTATAGACCATCACCATACATTCCGTCATTCCTTAAGTCTGTCGGTCAGAGCAATCGATCGATAACGATGACGTATTCAGACGTCGCAGAGACAGACCTGGGTGAGAAAGATTCATTTGCCTATGATCCAATAGGGTCAGGTCTAAAGTCAACTCAACAGTTAAACGTAAACTGGTCAAGGTTTGAAGATCACACATTCTTCATGTCTGCAGAAGCCAAGGTGAATTTGGCATTTGAACAGATAATCAACGGATATCCGTTTGATGGATCAAAAAAAGAAGTCGAAAGCTTTTTTAGCAAGCTTTCAGGATTCGATAAATATGTCTTTGATAACTTTCCAAAATACCACGGACAGTTACACTTTTCAGGAACACAACTGTCTGAGACGTCTCCTACTAAAGGAACTTACATCTCAGTAAAAGACATCCCCGGCGCATTGTTTCCATCGTTAAATCCAGAAGCCTCCGCAAAGTCTTCAATCATCAATCCTCGTGATGGAAAATCTTTAAGCATAGAACTGCAGTTAAAAGTACCTCAGGTTCCTACTGCAGGCACCCAAATTATTCTTCAAAAATTAAATGATGTTGACAATACGGGATTTACGATAAGATTAAACTCGACCGGTTCTGTGTCAAAGGTCCAGACTCAGTTTGATGTCTTTTCAGGTTCTTTTAACATGTCAGTCTTTCATGAGATTGACAAAGGACAGTTCAATCATCTGTGCTTCATATTTGATAGGGATGAGCCGTTTCATCGTCTGAAGATCTACAACAATGAAGTATTGAAGAAGACATCGGATTCAAGCGTATCCATAGGAAACTTAAACATCGACCTGAATGATCTTTTGATAGGAAGCGGATCGACGTACAGCCTAGGAGCTTCCAGCATCGCTCCTCAACAAACGTTGTCAGGAACGATCGACGAACTCAGGATATTTCATTCAGTAAGAAGCCCGCAACAACAGTCATCATACGCACAAAAGGGGCAAAAAAGTCCATCTTTGCAGCTGATGATTTAAAGTTATATTACAGGTTTAACGAGCCGCCGCCGCCTCTATCTCCTGTCGTTGATGACATCGTCAACTCAATAGTCTTAGACAGTTCTGGAAATGCTCTTCATTCTTACATAACGAACTTTACGAGTAGTTTGAGAGAAGATGCAAATGCAGACGCTGCAAGCAACTTGATATATGAGCGTGATGATTCATGCCCTATCTTGTTTCCTTCGCACGAAGACGTCGTCACGCTGAACGTCAAGCTGTTGAACAGCGCTTCAAACTTTGATGTTGAAAACCCAAACTTAATAACGAGGCTTGTCCCGCGCCACTATCTCCTTGAAGGTGCAGAAACAGAAGGATTCAACTCTGCAGAACAAAACAATGGGTCTCTATACGGAGCTAGCGGAGGAATACCAGGTCAAGCAAGGCTAAACAACGTCCAGCTGATGCTGTCGATGTTATACATTTGGGCAAAGTTTTTTGATGAGTTAAAGCTATTCTTGGATGCGTTCAGCAACCTAAAGACGGTAGACTATGACCTGAACAAGAGCATACCGAATGACCTGTTGTTCGACGTTGCAAAACAGTATGGGTTGTACCTTCCTCCGCTGTTCAACAACTCAACAATTGAGCAATACGTTTCTGCAGAAAACATAGACCCTCTTGCAAAGAGCAATGAGAGCCTCAGCTTGAAGCAAGTTCAATATGAACTGATGCGCAGAATCATGATCAACCTACCATCAGTGATCAGGTCGAAAGGCACTCAGCACAGCATCAAGTCTTTCATAAGATCCATAGGAATAGATCCAGATTCAAGCATGCGATTTAGAGAATATGGCGGCCCAACGTACAGGCAGCTAGGCAACTCTAGAGAGTATAAGTCAGATGTGACAGGAATCGTCAATTTCATAAGCTCGTCCTTGGTTGTTTCACCATTCCTGTCAGGATCTCGAACTGAGATAGGATATCCGACCCCTGAAGGCTCTTTTGTAAAGAAGCAAACATACAGACCTCATGGAATATCGAACTCTAAAAATGATGGGTTGTTCACATCTGGATCGTGGACGTTTTC